CGGAAACCGGACGGTACGGCAGAAGATGGACAAGTCTCACATGAGTTTTTCGGCGGAGACGGTTCAGACCGGACAGACTCTATCTTGGGTGGTGTTTCCGATTTTGTACCACAAAATCTTGCGTTGTCCGAGGAAAATGACCGATTTTCAGCACCTTTGGAACTGTCCGGGAACACTGAGGAAGTGTCCGGGCGAGGGTCGAATTTGCACGAAAGCAAGTCGGAAGTCCGGGAAACGATGCACGAAATGAAGTCGGAATCTGCGGCGGCGAGACGGGAGGGCTTGCACGAAAACAGGTCGGAAGCCAGAGAAATGGTGCACGAAACGAAGTCGGAATTGACGGCGGCGAGACAGGAGGGCTTGCACGAAAGCAAGTCGGAAGTCGAAGAAACGATGCACGAAACGAAGTCGGAATCTGCGGCGGAGAGACGGCAGGACTTGCACGAAAACAAGTCGGAAGTCGGGGAAACAGTGCACGAAACGAAGTCGGAATCGGTGGAGCGGTTCGCCGAGGGACTGCTGGAGGGCCTGCGCCGTGCCGCCGCTGTGAGATAGGGGGTTTTCTATGAACACCAGAACCGTTTTGCTTTGGCACAACAACGGTGAGGAGCGCATCTACTTTACAGTCAATCCCGCACGGCTCACCGTCACCCGGCCCAATGAGAACCGGGTGCGGAGCCTTGCCATGGGCGGGACGGTGAATATCTGGGGCGGCCGGGGTCTGCGGGAGGTCAGGCTGACCACGTTCCTCCCCAGCGCCTACTCGCCGTTTTTTGACGGAAAGGAGCCGGAAAGCATCCTCGCCATGCTGAAAAGCTGGCAGGATTCCGGAGACCCCGTGCGGCTCATCATCTCCGGCAGCGACATCAATGATGCGTTTCTCATCGAGGACGTGTCCGAGACGCTGACGGAGGGGGACAGGGACGTGGGGCTGACTGTGACACTGCGGGAGTATAAATTCAAGTCGGCGCTGGCGGCTCTGGCCGGGGGGAGCGGCGGGAGCGGCTCCGCTCCTGTCCGCAAGCGGACGGACGAGCGGGTCACGCCCCAGACCTACACCGTCAAAAAAGGGGACACCCTTTGGGACATCGCCTGCCGCTTTTACGGCGACGGGACGAAGTGGGGGCGCATCGCCGCCAAAAACGGCGTGACGAATCCCAGGAAACTGCAAATCGGAAAGGTGCTGACGCTGTGAAACTGCTGATCGGACAACAGATGGTCATGCCCGCGCTGGGATCGGTGCGGCTGGGCAAGACACGGAACGAGGCGGCGGCGTGTCTCACCGCCACGGTGCTCATCGCTCCGGCGGACACCTACTTTTTGAAGCTGTCCGTGGCGGTGGGGGACGTGGTGCGGCTGCTGGATGACGGCGGGAAGGAGATCTTCCTCGGCAGCGTCCACGCGCTTGACCGAACGCCGGACGCCGTGACCCTGACGGCCTATGACCGGGGGGTATATCTGACCCGGAACGAGCTGTACGGCGTGTACGCCGGGACAGGGCGGAAAATCGCCGGGAAGATCGCCGGAGAACTGGGCGTTCCGCTGGGGGCCGTGGAGGATGACGGCCTTTACCGAACTATCGTCACCGGGCCGGGGGAGTCCGCGTTCTCCATTCTGCGGAGAGCCGTGGGGGAGGGGCGGGAGATCGCCGTCCGAGACGGGGCGCTGACCGTGACGAAGGGGGGCGGCGGGGCCGTTCCCCTGCCCCCGGAGCGGGTGTTGGAGGTCTCCGGGCGGGCGTCCATGGGGCGCATGGTGAACCGGGCCGTGGTGACGGGCCGGAACGGGCGCGTTCTCGCCGCCGCCCAGAATACCGGGGACATCACCGCCTGCGGGCGGTTCCAGCGGGTGATGGGAAAGAGCGGCGATCCGCAGGCGCAGGCCAGGGCCGCGCTGCGGCGGCGCAGCCTGTCCGCAAGGGTGACGGTGCTGGGGGATCTGTCCCTCCGGTGCGGCGGGCGGGTGGAGGCCCACCGGCTCCAATGGGGGTTGGAGGGGGTCTATGACATCACCGCCCACGAGCACCGCTGGGAAAAGGGCGTGTTTACCACGTCGCTGAGTTTGGAGGGAGTTGAGGGATGAACGTTTACAGTGAACTGCTGGAACTGCTGACGCCGGAGCGGAAGGACGCCCCGGCGGGGCTGTTCGGCACGCTGACGGCGGTTTCGCCGCTGACCGTTACCGTCCGGGGGACGGCGCTGACCGAGGGGCTGTATTATCTCCAAGGGACGGTGTTCCGTGAGGAGGACATCGGTAAGGAGCTGGCGCTGCTGTCCTGTGAGGAGGGCTTTTGGATCCTCGGCTTTGTGGGAGGTGGGGGCGCATGATCTTTCCCGATTGGGGCACAGCCCCCGACACCGCACCGGAGGAAACGCTGCCGCTGTTCCGGGAGTGGGCCGTGGACTGGGAGAACCGGTGCTTTGCCCTGCGCCGGGGAGAGCCGTATCTGGTCAGCGGGGACGAGGCGTTGAAAATTTGGGTGACACGGGCGCTGCGGCCGGAAAGCCAGCGGTTCCGCTATACCGCGTGGTCGGCGGACTACGGCAACGAATTGACGCTGCTGCTGGGCGGCTGCGTGGATCAGGGGATTCTGGAAAGTCAGGTGCGGCAGTATGTGCGGGACGCGCTGCTGGTGTGTCCCTACATCCGGGAGGTGGACGGGTTCTCCTTCTCGAAGAAGGGGAGCCGGGTGGAGGCCCGGTTCACCGTGCACACCGTCTATGAGGAGTTTACCCAGAAAACGGAGGTTTCGATCAGATGACCAAGGAAGAAATGCTGCGGCTGCTGACAGCCGCCTACACCGGCCCCGGCAGCGCCGCCGAGGGCACCTTTGCCGGAGACGTGCTCCGTGCCTGCGCCGACGGGATGGCGCAGCTTTGGAGCATGGAGATCGACGGACTGGAACGGCGGGCCTTTGTGTCCTCCGCTGTGGGGGAGTGGCTCACCGCCGTATGCGCCGACCGGGGGTGCGTCCGCAAGGAGGGGGAGACGGACAAGGAACTGCGCGCCCGGACGCTGGCGGCGCTGGCCGCAACCCCCGCCTCCGGCAACGCCGATCACTACGCCGCATGGTGCGGACAGGTGGCGGACATCCTGCGGGTGAAGGTGCTGCCTTTGGCAAGAGGAAACGGCACCGTGGACATTGTGGCGGTGGGCCGGGAGGGGAAAGCCCCCGGCGAGGCCGCTATTCGGGAGGCCCAAGCCGTCGTGGACCGGGAGCGGCCCGTGGGCGCGGACGCAAGGGTCATTGCCGCCGCTGAGACGGCGGTGAACGTGGCGGCGTCTGTGACGCTGATGGACGGCGGCAGCTTGGAGGGCGTGAAAACCGCCTTTTCTCAGGGGTTGACCGCCTTTTTCCGGGACAACGCCCTGCGGACGAGGGTGGTCAGCCACGGCAAGGCCCTGCGTCTGCTGCTGGACTGCGCGGGCGTGGCGGATGTGTCCGGCTTCACCATGAACGGAAGCGGCGACAGCCTGACGCTGCAAGAGGGCGCTGTGCCTGTGGTGGGCACGCTGACGCTGACGGAGGTGAAGGCATGAGACTGCCGGAGTTTTTGACGGAGCTTTCCCCCGTCCGGGAGACACTGGCGGCGCTGGAACAGGGGGAGAACGCCATGGCGGAGGCCGTGGCGGAGAAGAACGGTCAGGTGTGCGTGGAGACCGCCACCGGAGGGCTGACCCTGTGGGAGCGAGACTACGGCCTGCCCGTCCGGGAGGGGGCCGCGATGGAGGACCGCCGTGCCGCCGTCCGGGCCGCCATGGCCGGGGGGCGCACCCTGACCCCCGCCTTTTTGAAGGAGCTGTGCGTCACGCTGGGCGGCGGCGACCGGGGAGAGGTGGAGGAGGACTTCGCCAACTGGCACGTCACGGCGCTGACCGTGGGCGAGGGCCGTGTTCCGGCGGACATTCCGGCCCTGAAACGGGCGGTGGAGCGGCTGAAACCCGCCCACCTGTCGGTGGCGGTGCTGTCCGCGGCGGACTTGACGGCGCAGCGCTGGGAGGCGGTCACCGGCGGCGTGATGATGGAGGTCTGGGGGTAAATAACGAGGGGAAACAGGCGAAGCGCCGCCGGGGGAGATTTGTGCGACGGTAGGGAAGGGTGTGTGCGGGAAACCCAAGAGAGGTTTCCTGCACCATTGAAATCAAATATTTTCAGAACTTTTACAAGTTCTGAAAATAAGGGCAACGGGGAGAAAAGATTTTTTCGACCCGTTGCGCCCCCGGTTTTCGGGGGCAAAGCACACGGAAACCGGCTGGGCCGACGGTGGAAGGCGAAGCGCCGCCGGGGGCGGATGTACGCGGAAAAGGGAGATCAAGACCTCTTATAAGAAACCTCCCCGGCCGAAGGACTGAAAAGCCGCCATTTGGCGGCTTTTCAAATTTGACCATATATGCTAATATACCTACGCTGCCCTTCTCCAATCTGGCAACAGAGAGGAGGTGATAGCGTTGAGTAACCTCACCAGTTTTTTAGTGTCAATCGGAGCAAGTATAGTTGGCTACTATATTTGCAAGTGGCTTG